GTCTCCGCAAACATCTCTCTACTACAGCCTTCAGGTTATGGGAGACACACAAGATAAGTCGGATGCTTATGCTGCGTTAGATACAGAAGAAGTTGAGGACTATCTTGCGTCACTTTTAAATAATGAACCCGAATGTGATTGTCAAGAATGAACCCCTATGAAAAATTACTAGCGCGTAAGCGTAAGTGGACACCAGTCCAAACAGAAGCTGGCCCAGTGTTGGAGGGTGCGGAAGAGACTATCTACCGTGCGCTTGCATTGCGCCACATGGAACTACCCGTTGGAGACTTTATTACTGATGCTTTGGCCACTGATGTACCGGCGCTCGCCAGAGAGCTACTCATCTCAAATGTACGGGATGAAGAGAACCACGACGTGGCACTTGGTTACATCGCCAATGCTTATGGCGTTGACGTACAGGCTGAAAAAGAAGCCTTGGCGTTACAACAGGCTTGGATTTCGCATCCTGATCACACGATCACCAAAGCGATGGTTGCAGAACGTGCGATTTTCTTTGTATTACTCCCGTTCTTTAGAGCTGTTGGTGACAGTGGTATGCGAACAGTCTCTGCGGACATTTCCAGAGACGAACAGATTCATGTCGCGACAAACAGTCTCGTCTGCAAAGAACTCGGACTGGACATCAGTCCATCCCTAGACAAGCTGCGTAAAGCAACGATCAACTGGGTGATGCAGCCGTTGAAGTACAACGCAACTGATAGAAAATTGAATAAGAAATTTTGGTTAGATCAGAGCGACAACCTGATGTATCAGGGTAAAGCACCTGAGCTTTCCTTTACAAAAGCAAGCAGAGTACCTGCATTCTTTGAGCACAGCAATGTCAACCTCCCTCAATATGCTTGAAACCGTGGGCATCCAAGCCCGTGGTTTGCTACAAGAATTAGAAGAAAGATTTCCACCAGTAAACCCCAGTCCCTACGATCAGGACAGAGAGATTATGTACTCTGCTGGTCAACGAAGTGTAGTGGAATGGATTAAACAATATATGGAGGAAACAAATGTCGGACAAGTCAACTAAAGATATACATGATGATTGGAAAGTTGATGTTGATGACTATAGTTTCTTTGATCAACTTTGGCAGGACTGGGCTCCTGTTTATGAAGTCATTCCTGTTGACCCTCAGGTCATGCAGGATTATATGGACGATCCTACGGACGAGGAACCTGAACCTACAACTGTCGAATATGATCCATTAGATAATGCTGATAATGTTGTTCGTAATGTAATCTCCTCCTTCAGGGCCTGGGGTCAAGGACCAGTCCTTGCAGCTATGAAAGGTCTAGATATCAATTCAGTCTCAGATCAAGCTACTGCTGATCAAGTTTTAGATTGGCTTGGTGAAAATTATGACACCATTTTTGATGGTGACTATGACTTTAATGATATTCCTAAGCCTGAAGAGTACACCTATGTTGCAACAGAAATGGATTTGACATATGAGCCTAAGTATTCTGCTGAGGAGAAAACTATTAGACGAGCATACGGTGGAGCACATTATCCTATTGATGACAATCCACAGATAAACATTGCTGACTACTCTGATATTGCTGACCGCAACTCTTTGTATGAACTTGACTGATAAATTATTTTATTTAAATCACAATTGACTTATGAATCTTCCTTCTGGATATGAGCCCCTTGGTGGCAGGCATCAACAAAATTACTTTACTCCCCCCTCCAATAGACGACCTTCTTTTGATGATTTGATGGCTCAACTTGCTGAAGCTATTAACCAAATGGGTAAAGCACCTACACCTAAAGTGACTGTCAATGTTCCTAAGCCAAAAGCACTTAATACAAAAGGCACTGCTGTTGGAGGTACTGCTAGAGGTGTTAAATCTAAACGGTCAGAAGCCTCTAAGCGTGGCCGTAGAGGCACCAGAACTTTGAATAGAAGACAGCGAAATTCTCAAATGCAAATTAACAATCTAAATCTGGCATGAATGCAAAGAAGCGGTATGACGTTTTAAGTACAGAGCGTTCTCAGTTTCTAGATGTAGCACAACAAGCAGGTGATCTTACCCTTCCTTATTTGATTAGAGGAGAAGAAGATCCTTCGGGAGGCATGCGTTCACTTAGAACCCCATGGCAATCGATCGGTTCTAAAGGTGTTGTAACCCTAGCAAGTAAACTAATGCTTGCACTTCTCCCACCACAAACCAGCTTCTTTAAGTTGCAAGTGGATGATCAAATGTTAGGTGAGATGGGTGCTGATCCCTCTATTAAGTCAGAGCTTGATCTTTCATTCGCAAAGATTGAGCGTACCATTCTCGAATCAATTGCAGCTTCGGATGACCGTGTGGTTGTTCACCAAGCTCTTAAGCACTTGGTTGTGACTGGCAACGCTTTGATCTTTATGGGCAAGAAAAATCTTAAGCTCTACCCACTTAATCGCTACGTTGTAGATCGTGATGGGAACGGAAACGTAATTGAAATCGTCACCAAAGAACGAATCAGTAAGACACTAATTGAGGACATTCTTCCTAAGGAAGAGCCCAATCGTGTTTCAGATGAGTACAACGCTCAATCAGATCAGTGTGACATTTACACACATGTCAAACGTGATAACAATCGTTTTGTTTGGCACCAAGAAGTATTCGGTAAAATGATACCTGGGTCACAAGGTAAGGCACCATTAGATGCTAACCCTTGGATCGCATTGAGGTTCAATACTGTAGATGCTGAACCATACGGCAGAGGTCGAGTTGAAGAATTCATGGGCGATCTCAAAGCCATGGAATCTTTGAGCCAGGCCCTGGTTGAAGGCTCAGCAGCAGCGGCTAAGGTCGTCTTTACAGTTAGTCCCTCAAGTACAACTAAACCATCCACACTTGCACAAGCAGGTAACGGTGCAATCATTCAAGGCAGACCTGATGACATTGGTGTTGTTCAAGTAGGTAAGACCGCAGACTTTGCTACTGCTTACCAACTCGCACAGACACTTGAACGTCGTCTATCAGAAGCGTTCTTGATTCTGTCAGTTAGACAGAGCGAACGCACTACTGCTGAAGAGGTGCGGATGACGCAGATGGAACTAGAGCAGCAACTTGGCGGCCTTTTCTCTCTGCTTACTGTGGACTTCCTAGTCCCTTATCTCAACCGTAAATTGTCAGTCTTCCAAAAGACTGGTGAGATACCCAAGATTCCTAAAGGCATTGTCAAGCCAACCATTGTTGCTGGCATTAATGCACTTGGTCGTGGTCAAGACCGCGACAGCTTGGGACAATTTATGACAACTATTGCTCAGACCATTGGTCCTGAAGCATTGACCAGATACATCAATCCCGAAGAAGTAATCAAACGTCTTGCTGCTGCTCAGGGTATTGATACCCTCAATCTTGTTAAAACACAAGAGGAGTTGCAGGCAGAAATGCAGCAACAGATGCAGCAACAGCAAGGTATGGAAATTACTAAACAAGCTGGACAGTTTGCTGCTGTTGAACAGAAAGCTAACGAAGCTGAAATTGCAGCGCAACAAGCACCAGCTGAATCACAATAATTACTGATGACAACACTATCGTATGACTCATCCGAGTCAGCTTCTGGTGAGCTTAATGCTGAAGAGCAAGAATCTTTAGCGCTTGGCGAACAGATGGAAGCAGAGCAAAATCAAATGCTTGCTGGTAAGTTCAAAGATACAGAGTCACTTGAGTCTGCTTATCTAGAACTTCAAAAAAAACTTGGATCCTCCACTGAGACAACCGAAGAACCTGAATCGGCAGATGAACCTGTAGATGATAAAACCTCAGATTTTCTAGAGACTCTTTGGAATGAATCTAAAGATGAATTTTCTCAAGAAACTCTTGACGCATTGTCAAACATGGATGCCAATCAGATTGCTGATATGTATCTTGACTATAGAGAAAGTGTTCAAGACAATTCAGCACCGTCAGAGTTTACTGACGAAGATATTGATCTTCTTCATCAATCTGCTGGTGGTGAAAAGGAATATCAAGCACTACTTGGTTGGGCTAAAGACAATCTTTCTGAACAAGAGATTCAAATGTATGACGCTGTGATGGATCGTGGAGACCCGCAATCAGCGTTCTTTGCGATCCAAGCACTCAGCTATCGATACAACGATTCGGTAGGTAGTGATGGCCAAATGCTTACTGGCAAAGCGGCTACGGATACTAAGGATGTTTTCCGTAGTCAGGCAGAACTTGTGCAAGCCATGAGTGATCCGCGTTATGACAACGATCCTGCATACCGCTCAGACATCCTTGCAAAACTTGATCGTTCAGATCTCAACTTCTAATAAACTTACTTACAATTACAATGAAAATTCTTGCTATCCTCCCTGCCGCTTTTGTGGCTGCAACACCTGCTTTCGCTGGTCCTTATGTAAACGTCGAAGCTAATTCTGGTTGGTCTGGTACTGACTACGGTGGTACTGTGATTGATAATCACGTGGGCTTTGAACGCTCTAACTGGTATATCCAAGGAGGTCCTTCTATTGTCTCCCCTGATGGTGGCGACAGTACGGTTGAACTGTCTGGTAAAGCAGGTGGTTCTGTGCCCCTGAGTGACAAGCTCGGTGCCTACGGTGAAGTCTCCTTTATTACTGGGGACGACAACAATAACTATGGAACTAAGTTGGGAGTTAAATACAACTTCTGATGAATAACTTTTCTGTGACTCGTAACGAAATTGCAGAGCAGTTGAATGGTCGCCTGGCAATGCTGGGCGTAGTTGCTGCTCTTGGTGCTTATGCACTAACTGGACAAATTATCCCTGGAGTTTGGTAATGCCAATGGTTAATGGTAAGAAGTATCCTTATACCAAAGCAGGTATGAAGGCTGCCTCTACAGCAAAAAAAAAGAAGTCTACTAAAAAACCTGCTAGTAAAAAGTACTGATGGCTAAGAAAAGTCGTGTAGACAAGAAAGCCTTTGATAGTAATTTTGTTGCTGCTTCCTTTGAAATTGGTCCTGGCCATAAAGGAGCACAACGTGGTAAAAAGATTTACGATAAAGGTAAAGGTACAACTAATCCTCATGAAAAGGATTCTTTTTTGAAAAGAACTGGTCCTCAACTACCCCTGGCTTCAAATAAAAAGAAAAAAAATTATGGCTAAACCTGGATTGTATGCAAACATCCACGCTAAGCGTAAGCGCATTGCCGCTGGTAGTGGAGAAAAGATGAGGAAGCCTGGATCGCCAGGTGCTCCTACAAAAGCAAACTTTAAACGCTCAGCCAAGACTGCAAAAAAAGCTAAATAGATTTAATGGAGGGTGCAATTCCCTCCCTAGCTATGGACAGCCAAGTCCTTAAAA